GGCAGACTTGAAGAAATTATCTTCAGAGGTGTTGCCGTGGCCTGAAACTCCACCAATAGTTTTGGCGAATACAGAGCCATCGACATTGACGACATAACCGAAGGCCATCATGTAATACAGGTTTCGAATACGACGATAATTTTCCAGAGTGCGATACTTCAATTTAAGAAAAGAGTACCTCAAGTCTGCAATCTCCATCATCATATGAACGAGAAAACGGGCATCGAAAAGTTTTCCGTCGATACTAAGGCCGCGAAACCACTGGTTGACATGGCTAAAAAGCAGATGCCAACCTCGTCGAAAAGGGGAAATACCGAGTGCGGACCAACATTCCAATGGACGGGCTGCAAGTTTAATGTTTGCGTCTTTGCAAAGGCGATGCGATGAAAGCAAGTGATTGGCTTCCATTGCACAAACCGAGCGGGGCATATCAATTTCATATTTGGCCTTTATAAGAATCTCCAACTTATGAGAATAGGAAGCGAAGCTTACAATCGGGGTCGTTGTAGCTAAGGCCTCCCAATACTCATTATAATTGGGGCCATAAACAGGATTTGAAAAATAAAGTCCCTTGGTGGGCACTACCTGGTTGATAGGCCATCCAGTGGATGCGTTTGATTCTGTGATGTCAATAACTTCCTCAACGGTTAGAACGTCGGAAGAGCCCATAACAGGCGCCAACTCCGTTTTAAGCCAGCCGAGGGCTATTTTAAAATACAGCCGGGGCAGATCGATATTTGGTGCGTCGTATCTACCGAGTGCATTGTAACTACCTTCAATTGTCTCTTTCGCCAGGTGGTATTCGTCCGACCAATCAGGGATTTGGCCGAATTTGTCAATCAAATACTCTTGAAATAACTGGCTATCTTGCGTCTCCTCGCTCTCCTCAAAGTGCCTCTGCACAGTGCCAACGAAATGTAAGTGTTGGAAACGGCGCCTAGGCTCTTTGGGATGCTTGATGAGATTGATCCCATATTGTTCAGGGTATCTTCGCAGGATGGAAAGCAGACTTACTGGTTGGAAACAGAAACCCTCGCCGATGCTGCACGGGACGAGGGATCCAAGTTTAAAGGCAAATCAGTCATGCTAGCTGCGGCAACGGGCCCCAAATCAGGAAGGGCAGTATCAGCCTTGTCTCTAGCAACTCTAGGTGCTGGGGAAGAAGACGACACTGAACCTGAAGAATTGGCGGCCGAAGGACACGGCGGCTGAACGGGGACTAGATCAGAACAATGGGCAGAGAGATTTTCAGCTGCCTTCTTGGTTTCTTGTTCAATCTTGGACATCAAAATGCGGCATTTGCTGCCACGAGTACACTTAAACGGGAGTGTGTGATCGTAATAGCATTTGTCTCCAAAAGTGCAAGAATTGTGGGCATTTTTGTGGCAAGGCATGTCACCAGGAGCTTTCTTTGCTCCACTGCTATTACCAATAGCTGGGTTGCCTCCACGACGACCAGAACCACCACGTGCAATATCCATAACAGCGTAGGGTACATGATCGGAATGTTGGGAAAATGACTTGGCGTATTGGATCTTGAGATCAGGGTCATCAACACGGGCAAGAAAATCCAAAAATTGCTTGGGAGGTAAGTCGGACATGTACTCACCTTCATCATCATCGTCATCATCACCAATGCGGTAATCGGGCTCCATCGAATAGAAATAATCCGGGGCCTTTTCGCGCATCTTAGCTTCAAACTCATCAAGGTATCGTTCGAATTCGTCCGCTGCCATTTGTGCATGTTTCTCGAACTCCTCTTGCCATTGCTGGAGTTTGTCGGGATCGTCCGAGTACATTAATTGGAGCGCACGAAGGTTGGCAAGACGTCGTTTACGAAGACTGGCTTTACCAGCTCCAACGGGTTTCTTGGCCAACTGAGCAAGTTTTTGTTTGCGTTCCTCCTTAGCTTTCTTGTCACTCACATTGCGTGCTTTGAGTTTAGCATCTGCAGCTGTGCGGTGACCTTCTGGCTGGGAAACGGGAAGAGGTTGCGCCTTAGTAGAAGGCATGGGGAGAGCAACCTCATTCATAAAGGAC